AAAATACTTCCAACTACAAGTATCCACAATGTAGTGAACCATGTCGGTAATGTAGCAAAATATTCAAAAAAGAGTTCTACCTTATCCATTGCCTGCGGATCGTCACTTATGACCGCCCACATTAAAATAATAATGGGCGCCGAAATAATCACGAGGACAAATTCGTCCTTAAAATCGGATTGCCGAGCCTCCAAGAGCTTGCCCTGGTATTCCGTCTCCCCTCGGGCCATCTTTTCTGCCGTCAGTAAAGCTGCAGTTGACATCGCTTCTTTCTGTTTCTGTTTGTTAGCATAGACCTTGGCGCCGGTCTTCATCGCCATTCCTAATAAATTAAACCACATTTAGTACCAAGTTGCTTTTGGTTTTTTTCTTAAGCCTCGAGTACCTTTTACAGTTACTGTTTGAGATTTTGTTGGATTAGGTATTTCAATAACTTTTGCATCACCATATCCATCTTTGTTTTTTCCCACGATGCCAGTAACTTTTGGTTCTTTAACGTAACCGGACCCTATTTGCCAATCTTTAGACATATTTTATTCTCCTACTTGTTTTTTAACCTAAATAAATTAGAAAGTCCACCAGTATTATAGCCTGGAACTCTTCCTCCTTCAGCTCCCATTAGATACTTTTGTTTATAAGCAGCTAAATAAGCATCTCGTTTACTTGTATCTTCTGGTATTTGTGCGGAACGTCTATCACCATAAAGCATCTGTAACGCTCGCAGAGAAGCTGCTATCATTTCTTCTTTGGTAGGATCTTTGCTTACATCCTCCGTAGTAGTAGTTTTATCACCATCTCCGTCTTGTTCATCCTTATCTCTGAACTGTAACAGTTTTAATTGATCAGCATAAGTACGTCGTTGAAATTCTTCTCCTCCTAATCCAGCGCTCTTTTTTTCTAGTTCTTTTGCTAACTTTGCTTTCTCTTGTATCTTTTCAAGGTTTTCTTTAACTGTCTTTTCTATATCCTGCGCATACTTACCTTTACTTTGAAAATCGATAGGAAGAAATCGATCATATTTACCTGCTCTATAATCAACTATTCCTTTTCCAACTTTCCAACCCATCGCCAATTTTGCAGGAAGAAGTCCTGGTATCACCACCATTGCCGCATTTTTTAAAAATTTAACTACTTTACTATCTTCTTTCTTAATTTGATCTTTAAGAGTATATTTAACATATCTTGCATATTTTGCTCGTTCGTCTGAGTTGCCCATAGGATCGCCATGATCCCCTAAGACTCTTTCAGTTTCAGCTCTCGATTTTTCTGCCATTTCGGGAGACATTGTGTCCCATGTATTTTGAGGTGATCCAGATTCGTAATCTGGAACGCCGCCATCATCACCGTCATTTTCACCTACCCCAGACATATCCTCAACCCCCATTTCTGATCCCATGTCGGGACCGTCGCCAAAACCCATGTCTTCGTAATCATCATATGCGTATCCTGGTCGTGAACCATCGGTAGTAGGTGCTACTAACATTGATCCAGCATTAAATCCAATTCTTCCTCCATCAGCTAGGCCCAAGACTCCATCTTCTTCAGGACGGATGTAACCGCCTTGAGCGTGGCCTTTCGGAACATGCTGAGGCCAATGTTTCCTAATATAATCTTTTTGACTTTCATTAAGATTAGGCCATTGGTCTGTTACAGATTTTCCCCATATTATAAGACCTGTTCCATCTTTTTTTTCCGTTCCTTTATTAAAACCAGTCCTGTCTTCTTTAGAACGAAACAAATGAGACACGCCTCCTGTGTTATAACCTTTAGGATATTTTTCCCAACGTTTGGCAATAGCAGGCTCATTGGCCCATAAATATTTTCTTTGTTTTTCAGATTGGAAAGGCATTATCCTCCTTTTAAAGTTCTAACGTCCCTACGTTTCATAGTATCGGATCGCATCTTGGCCCTGTTGGACATCGCTTGTTTTTCCAATGAAGTATCTGCTCTCAAGTGGGCGAGCTCTTCGTCTTGTTCAAGCTTGTCTTCTTGAATATTTTTATTCATCATCGCCTTCATACGGTCAAGCGCGATTCTGTTTTTATCGTCTTCTTCTTTTCTTTGATTGTCTTGAGCTTTAAGATCAAGTTCTCTTGCTCTAAGTTGAGCAATAGGATCGTTATCAAATTGAGAAGTAATTTTCTTTTCTTCTGCTAGGAATTCTTCCATCATCTCTGCAATCAGTTGAGCTTTTCTCGCTTCAATCTTTAACTGCAGGTTTTGAACTTCCTGCTGGATTCTAGGATCTGGTTGCTGTTGAGGATTTTGAGACATCATTTGCTGGACCTGTTGAACTTTAGCAATGTCATCTCTGAACTCCATGTCAACTTGTTCCTGAGCCATCATAGAAATATGTTCAAATATATTTTTTTCTAAGGCTCCAATAACCATTGGATTGTTTCTAGCCATGTTCGTTGCCATAAAGGCAATATGTGCGGTTACATGGGCTCTATGGTCCTGGCCTGTAAACGCTTGGAAAGGCTTTTGTCCTAATGCATCAATGTGTTCGATCGCCGGATTCTTTGGAGCTGGCGGCGGAGGAGGTGGTAATATCTGATCGATATTCTTAACTCCTATCGCTGTATACATATCTCTGTAAGCTTCATATAAATTATGAATCTGTGGATTGGATGATGCTAGTTGTAATTCTGTTTGTGCTGTTGCAATCCGTTGTGTCTGTGAAAAAATATTAGGATCCGCAACCGGTAAAATATCGATTCGCTCGTCAAAGTCAGCTTGCTTAATTTCTTTTTGATCTCCAATTACATCGTACGGATACACCGGAGGTAAATAGGTAGAAAGAACTTTGGAAAGCAAAGAAAATTCTTCCTTAAGAGATGCATATAGTCTTTTATGGATCGCTGACATGACCCTGGAGCCACGCTCTAAAAGGGCCACAGTCGTCCCCACAGCAGCCTGTTGGTTCGCATCACCGACCTGCATGTCAGCGATCGACGCGAATCTCTGTCCCGCCTGTACAACCATACTCATTAATTGCAGTAATGTTTGGGATGGTTCTTTATACGGTAAATTGAAAAAAGCATCTTTGAGGTTACCGCCTGGAGCATCGACATCTCGAAACTCTCCAGGCTGTAAAGATACGGCATCGTTTTGTACACGAATTCCTCGCATCTTGAATCCTGCTGGTAAATTGGAGAGGGTACCAGCATCGATGAGTTGACGCAATGCAGCCGTAGCTGTTCTTGATAATCCGCCAATCATGTGAATTAATCCAAAACCATAAAATCCTAATCCAGGTAAAAATCTAAAATGAACAAAATATTCAATTTTCTTTTTTAACTGATCGTCAAGGGCATAGTTTCGTTTAATCGATAAAACGTTTCTCGTGCTATCTTCAATGGTGACTATATACGGGACTTTGATTCCTGTGGGTTCGCCATTTTGGCCACGGTCTTCAAATCCTTCCAGATCCAAATTGACGTGGCATTCTATAAGTGTAAAAATTTTTTCGTTCTGTCCTTTACGGGTTCCTTCCAGTTCCCTTTCTTTCTTTTTGACCTCGGTCTCTACATTATAAGGAACGGTCAGATCAATATCTCGATAGAATCCTCCAACCTGTTGTTTCCTTAAATCATTTTCCGACATCTTAAGCACATGACAAATGGCATCCGCATCTTCCAATGAGGTGGCAGAATACGGAACCACTAAGTCATCTGCTGGAACGAACTTCGATACTGCCCGTCCCAGTAAATCGTCATAATAAACTTTCTTGAAAGTCGAACCTGCAAGCGGCAGGTAGAACAGCATCTGGTCAAACTCGGAGTCGTACTCTTTCATGACATTCGTAATCTGGTAGTTCATGAAATCCTTGACGCGAGTCGCCTGATCCTGTTTCTCTCTTGTTATCTTTCCTAAAATCTGTGTTCGAACAGGTCCACCTGCAGGAAGGAGTTCTTTGTATGCTCCCGCCTGAAACTGTGTAACCGCTTCAGCTAGAACAGGATGCGTTGCACCCGATGCCCCCTGAAAAGGTTCTGTCCGGCTTTTGTATTGGAATCCCAAAAGATCAAGCCCTTTGGTGTAGGTATCTTCCCACTGTCTTCTTGACTGGCGGTAGTCATCGTAGTTGGACCACATTTCCGATCCGAGCGAAGACAAAACGGCATCCGGAAGAATATCCGCTAGATTCGCATAATGATCCTGCCCTCCAGGCTGGTTGACTGCACCGGGTTCAAAAGTGATCTCAGCGCCGCCGTCCTCCATTTGATTGACTTCAACGTCTCCTGGTTTAGGAATCGATTCCTGCGCCTGGGTTTCCGTCTCCATCTGTTCCTGTTGAGAAGGTAATCTTATTGTTTGCTTTACATTCGGTAAAGCCTTATCGACTGTTGCCATGTATTTTCTCCAATTTAAATGGTTTACTCTGTTTTGAAGCTTTAATCAAGCGTCTAGGATCAGGGCATTTGACAGGTGGAATCTGGCTCCATTTTACATTTTTCATGTTTTGAGTAAGGGTGGGGTTTTTCATTTAATTAATTGCATATAACGATTAACACCAATAGGTTGATTTTCTGCTTGTAGGTTTTCTTCAATTCCATAATCCGATCTCTTAGGCATGTCGGGGAGTTCTATTTTTTTAGTAACTTCTTCAGTAACTTCTTTTTTAACAGGTTCTTTATCAACAGGATCGTCTTCATGTTCTTTGAGAAACTCATAAATCTTTTTTCCCTCCGCTTGAAACTCTTCACTATTGCTTGCTTGCAACATTAGCTTTGGTCCCATAGTTCCGAACCCTAGCATTTTAAACAGAGAAGCTCTGTTCCAACGCCACTTTGCAGCAGAGCCACTAAACAAATAAGCCATTTTAGCTTTTTCATAAGGTATATTATTTTCTTTCGCATATTTTTTGACTAAGTCTAGTTCACGTTGAAATCCTTTATACCCTTGATAAAGTTCTGCAGGTGCAACGGCACGTTTTGCCACCCAATTCATTTTTTCCAAAATTTTATTGGAGCCTCCTCTCAATATAAGCTTTCCAACAATATCTGCTCTCTTTACCCAACTAGCATTCTTAAGTTGGCTTAAGGTGGCTTTGTCTAAGCCCCATCGTTTCACAGCATCAGAAGCCAGTATTATATCCCACCACATTTCTGGACTAGTTGGATCTTTAAAATGCTCCGCACGGCCCAGCCCTATTTGAACTGCAGGAAGAAACATAGGTGAAGCATATTTCCAAAGTTTATCAAGACCTTTACTTGCAATATTAGCAGTCGCTCTAAAAAATCCCTTTGGATTCTTTTCCCATTTAGCATCAATGCATGTTAACATTCCAACAGAACCACCAGCAAAACCAATTCGACCGCCTTCGGCTTTTC